ACCCTTACCAAAAGCATCGCTCTTGGAGACTTCAAGTAGTTGCGACAGACGACTGTTGACAATCACATGCAGTTCTTTGACTTTGAACAACGCTACGACGGCGACAACCTGCCCCGTCAAGATACCGGCCGTTTCGATGGCAAAGCGTATGTTAGCAGCGTGTTCAACTGCCCAAGTTGACGCTGCCATTTTAGTGTCCTACGCGAATGGTACTCAGGCCATGAAATAGGCCAAACACTTCGAGTAGCCACAGAACAACGCCTATAATGACGACGCCGTTCAGAATCTTTTTTATTACGCCTTCCATCGGCACATAGACATTCACAAGCCACAATAGAACGCCGATAACGATAAGAATCACAACAACATTGACTAATGGCATTTGAGTTCCTTGAAATGAAGGGGGGCCTTTCGACCCCCACACTTGTTCGCTATATCTTACAGACCGGCTTCTGTGTCCGGGGTCAATTCGCACGACAGATTGTCGTTCGTAATAACCTCGTTCGATGCCAGCATGGTGCTTTCGCTACCGGATAGTTCCGCAGAAGGGGCAGTCGTGGTGCATCCACCCTTTTTGGAGCGGTAGTGCTTCTTAGGTTCAATCACCGGAGCCACAACAACTGGGGCGGCTTCTTTGACTATGTTGATTTGCGTCGGAGGCACATTGATGATAATGTCCGGCTGAGACTGCACTGCCGGTGCTTCGACTATGACGGGCTCAACGACTGGAACATATACGCAATCGTCAAACGAGACGCCCGCTTTCTTGACAAACTTATTCAACAGCATCACCTTGCAATAGTCAACGCGATCGCCGACTGAGGCAAATGACCGAGCAACTTCTAGTTCTTCGCAATTCTGGTCTTGTTTGGAGCCACCGAATGAGAAACCAAACGCAGCGCCTTGTCCTGCACCGGCATACGGTTTCATACAATTGGCAGTCGGAAATCCAACTGGGGCAATCGCGGATGCCGTGTTGCGGGGAGTCTGAATAGAAACATTACCATTCCCACCACCGACTGTGCTGTTGTTGCTCGCAGACGACTTAGAATTGGTCACTGCAACGGAATTGGCGTTGGAGTTAGAATTAGATTTCGCGTTTCCACCATTGGCAACAGAAGTGGAAGTCGCGTTTCCGCCCTTACCGCCTTCACCGATACCAGTCCCACCCGTTCCGCCTGCTCCACCCGAGCCTCCGGTTCCACCTGTTCCGCCGATCGTGTCTCCGCCGCCCGCGCCACTGCCCACTCCGCCCTGGTTGACGATGTTACCCGAACCGGCCTGAGATACGCCCGAGCCGGTATTGGTGCTGGTCGAACCTGTATCGGTATTGCCCGTGCTCTGCTGCGTGTTCTGTGCTAACAGAACCGGAGAGAAACATAGGACGGTACCGAGTAGAACTGATGCGATCAAACCTTTCATTTTATGTCTCCTGTGAATAGTCCCCCCTCATAGGAGGCCATTGTTAGATAGAGCGAATTAACCAAACGATCAAACAAATGACGATCAACGTGCCAATCAAACCATAACCTAACATGTGATGCTCCTTACCTGATTACGATACCAATACCCGTTCTGTGATGACGGTGATGTCTGTGATGACGGTGATGCCACTGGTCCGCTGACGCGGTAAACGACAGTGTGCCTATGACAAACACAAGTGCCGCTAAACTGAGCAGAAGGTTTTTCATTAGAGTTTCTTCACAGTGGTCACAACCGCGACCGGAGCAGCAGCAATGACTGCCTTACTATCCTTAACGAACAATGCTTTGATCTTGCGGCCGACAGCCGGGGTGAACGCACCAACGACGAAGCCGACTCCGCCACCGAGACTGAAATCTACAATTGAAGCAATCATTTTGAATCTCCTGTTTAGTAAGTGACCCATTTTGAGGTGGGGACTTTTGTTAATTTCTGGTTGTGTTTCGTTGCGCGCTTGATAAGGCACGGCTCACACATCACGTAACCGTGTTCATCAGAGTAAGTGCCAGTTCCCTTGTAACCACAATCGAAGCATTCTCTGATGTATATGTTGTTGAATTCGAGATCAGGATGCGTGTAGTGCATTTTAGGTGTACGATGAATTGTTCACTCGTTCGGTTTTCATTTCGCCGAACTCATTCTCTTTGGAGAAGAATCCACCACTATTTCGTTTGGGTTGTGTCTTGCCCTTCAACCCTAAGGTGCTGGCGTACTGCCAAGCGTTCATCAAGTGATCGTGGCGTTTGCGGGGCTTATCTTTTGAAAGGCCCTTGTTTTCGCCCTTCGAGAATGAATCGTATGTGTAGTGCGATATCTCAAAGGCAAAGTTTGGGAGATCGGTGGTTATGTGAAATTGTGGGTGACGCGCATTAGGAGTGATCGTGGCATTGACGTATTCTCTAGAAACATGAAGGCCGTAATCTTCCCCAACTTTCGGAAGCCGAACGGGAATCCCGGCTTCGCGCCAAAGCTGTTCGCCCGTTTTATGTGTTTCCGCGTTTCGTTGTGATCCCCACTTTGGGTCCAGAAGCCAAATATCAACCGGTTCCCCCATGCATAGCATCTTAATGCCCTTAGCGTGTTCACTTACTATTTTCTCTCGTTCGTAGTATTCTCTGTAACCCCAGTAATTTCCTTTGTCATCGACCGCAATCCATATGGCTGCTGTGACTCCGGTCGCTGCTGGATCAATCGACACAATTCGTTGCCAATGAAGCGGGATGGAAAAGGGCTTGACAATGTGAATATCACGATTCCAATCAGGGTACACAAGACCAGATCGTCGAACGAAATCGCCATACAGTCTGGCCCCTTCCTCGGGATCACCGGCCCATCGTTCAAGCAGCTTTTCTTTTTCAACCTGTGGGACGAATGGAGAGTTTATAGTTGATAGCTGGCAAAATACAACGTCTCCGCCAGACTTGGCTCGGGCTTCCTCGTAAAGATCGAATACCCAGGGGGTTCGGACTCCTGAATTGATGTCCGTAAGCGGAGTAAGAGTAAGTAGTAGTTTTCCTCCGCAATCAACTGTTCTTTGGTAACACTCGTCGAAGATTGACTCATCACATTCCTCGTCCAGCCAAACTAAGTCGATAGATGCTCCCTGAAACTTCTCACGACCGGCGTCCGCAGACTTTCCGGTAAGAAGCGAACCATTTGCAAAAAATACCTGAAAATCTCCGTCTGAAACTTTCTTGACGGATGCGTCAGTGGGAAGAAAAGGAGGATGACTCTTTCCATGACGTAACTTTTCATACCAAATAACATCCCGTAGGACGCCATAGTCTAGTCCAACCACCCAGACATTAACCGGTCCCGCAGGTATCGGCAGATCCTTGATAATATCCCATACCGGCTCGCCCTTGAAATAGTCTTTTCCGAGGCACCAGGCCACCGCGATAAACGCACCAAGGATGGTCTTTCCGGATCTATTTCCACCCAGAAGCCCGAATATCTTAATATCTTTGGTAAATTTTCGGAGGGCATCTCGTTGTTCGCTCCACGGCTCGAAGTACTTGATATAGCACTTCTTACGGCGTTTCTCAATTAGAACGTCAAGCGCAGCTAAACGAGCATCTTCAGGGAGACGATCGAGCTCTCTTAGAGCCTTATCTGAGTTATCTCCCATGTTTAGTTCACGTTAGCAGAAACTTTTTTACCCTCAAGTGTCTTTCGTATTCTATCCAAGTCGCCCTGAGTCAGGTCGCCAAGGATGTTTACTTGATTTTCAACGCCAACCCAACCACGTATCTTGCTTAGTTTCAATAAAACTTCAGCACTCTTATCTATTTCACCTTCATCTTCGAGCTTCTGGGCCAGGTTAAGAAGTTTGCCAACCACAGTATCCTGTCCAAAGTCCGGCGATCGCGCGAGATCGGTGAAGTATCGGTGTCGCTCTTGCCAGACCAATCGGATGAAAGAAGCTCTGCGAACCAAGAGTGCACATTCATCTCCGGTAACATCTATTTCCAATTCGGAGCATGCTTCTTTTAGCCCACAACCAGTTCGGGCCATTAACTGAGCGACCGGTAAATGCCACTCCTCGCTCTTAATTGGTCTTGACATCTTCGCTCTTTTTAATCCAATTACAATTAGCGCACAGTAATTGGTATCGCTCAAGTAGATTGGGAAGCACGGAAAGTCTTAGATAATAGGTATACGTGTTTCCAATCTCCCTAAGTTCTTTACTGCCACCACCGAAGATATGGTCTATTTGAAGTGCTCGTTTATCAGCAAAACCACATCGCTTACATTTCTTTCCAAGTCGTTCATGTATCAAATCACGAATCTTATCACGTCGTACCTTGTGTTTTTCCTTACAATCTTGCGTATGTCTACTATAGTAGGTGATCGCCAGAGTGTCTTCGGTTTTGATTGGTCGGGTCATTTAGGCGGAGTGCGTCTCAGGTGAGTACCTCATAAAGAGGTACGAGAACTGTACACCAGAAACAGGAAGAACTTCAGAGGAAACACAAAAAACATGTAATATTTTTTGAGTGTTTGAGCTAATTCAAAGTGGTGGGTTATGGTAAATGGCATAATAAATCCGAATGAGTGAGGGTATGTTTTTGCTAAGTCCTTTAGATTGACATATTTGAATCTGAAAAATCCTATATGGTAGATTCCATTGGAGATAAGAGAGGGCATACCCCATGTCGGTAGCACTGCTAAGTCCTTTAGAATGGTGTATTGAGACTCTATGATAATAAAGGAGTTACATATGCCCTACAATGGTGCAATATAGTCCGTAAGTTTCTGATTTTACAAAACTTAGGTGGGGCTCTACCATGTGAGTGACGAGGGGGTATGGGTGGTGGAAGCCCTAACTTGCGGCACTTCCTCTCTAAGTGATTGATATGGTTACACTTACAGATTAAATACGCAACAGCGGCGCGAGAAATTCTAAAATGCGACCGCGGCGACACAGCCGACTGTTTCAACACATGGAGGTATACCGTAAGAGAACTATCATGGCCAATATCGCGGCAAGTATGTAATTAAGAATATGCGTACAGGTAAACAGCTATTGTTCTAACGGTAGCAACACAGGAGATATACCAATGACCCTTAATCTAATCGTGAAAGCGAATGGCGACACAGCCGCACAGGATGCTCTTGACCGTCTCCACACAATCGTCGCCAGGCGTCTCGAACGTGAGCGCGTCGCGATGATCAAAGATCAGGTAATAGCGCGCAATGGCAACACCGCATCCCCCGCATTCCTTAATCACATATGGCAATAGGGGGCGCGAATTTTTCTAATCGGCGAGAAAAGTTTTTTCCGGTCGAATGGGCAGCACCGTCAGCACTTACAGCGGATAGCTAGCCAAACGAGGTGACACACACATGAATATGCCAAACAATGGCAACACCGCAGTTAAGGACACTATTGCTGAACCCACACGAGAGTATTTGCTCCTGCGGATTGCAGAAC